GCTGCAATGAAATTGACAAAAAGCTAATGGCAATGTACGTTGAGAACCATGCGCCAAAGTATAGCTTTTTAGAGCCAATTCAGACGTTTAAGGACAGAAACGACCTGCCAAGCGAATTGTATAACTTAGATATTTTGGACGGCTCACCACCATGCAGTACATTCTCGATGGCAGGCCAAAGGGAAAAGAATTGGGGCAAGGCCAAGAAGTTTCGCGAGGGTCAAGAAATGCAAGTTTTGGACACTTTATTTTTCGACTTTATCGAGTTGGCTAAAAAATTGCAGCCCAAAGTTGTCGTGGCCGAAAACGTAAGAGGGCTTTTGTTGGGCAATGCCAAAAAGTACATGCAAAGAATACATGAGGAGTTCGACAAGGCTGGTTATTATTGCCAATATTTCTTATTGGATGCCGCGAAGATGGATGTACCTCAACATAGGCGGCGCGTTTTCTTTATATGTCTGCGAAAAGATTTGGCGGCGCAATTTCTTGCGGATGTCGATTTGTTCACCAAGATGCCAAAGTTAGATATGAACTTTAACGGCCGCGGCATACCATTCCAAGAAATAGAGGATAAGGGCAATTTTGAAAATCCGCTATATCCGGGTATCAAAAAAATGTGGGATAAAAGGAAGTGGGGAGATTATTCATTAGCCAAGGCGGCAGAGCGCGCAACTGGTGTGTATAAATGCTTTTCTCAAAATATTATTTATAATTTTGGCGTATTGAGAACAATAACGACAAAAAAAGATGCTAATATATTGTATCACGAGCCACGTTTTTTAAACAAAATTGAAGTTATAAGGGCATCTAGTTTCCCTATTGATTACAATTTCTGTGGCAACGATGTATTCTATACTTGCGGCATGAGTGTTCCGCCCTACATGATGTATCATATAGCGAAAAATATTTATAACCAATGGCTTAGTAAATTATAGAAATTATGGAGAAAAAGAATTTATCAATTAATTGCATCATAGCAATAGACCCAGGGGCAAGTAATGGCGGCATTTGCGTTTTTCGCCCAAAGGAAACGCCTAAATGCGTTCGCATGCCAAAGGACTTGCGCGATTTGCGCGATTTCATTGCCTATTACAAAGGTTTCACCAACCCAATTGTTTTCGTTGAAAAACTTAACGTGCGCATTGACGATGCCGAGGAAAACAGAGGTAAGTTGTTCCGTATTCAGACTATGCTCGCCAACTTCGAGCAGATAAAGGCCGTGTTAACTCTGCTCGATGTGCCTTATTGCCTTGTGCATCCTATGAAGTGGCAAAGTAGGCTTAATCTTCGTAAGATAGGGCGTTACGAGGAAAAAAGCGAGCGAAAGAAACGCTACAAGGAGGTCGCGCAAGACCTCTACAAGGGCGTTAAGGTTACGCTTTGGAATGCCGATGCGCTGTTAATTATGCACTTTGGCAGGGTCGTTTTAAGCAATGATTTGAGTTGGCTGTTAGAGAATATACCACGTAATACACATAATAAGTTATTCTAGTATGGATAATAGGAGATTTACTCACGATGTAAGCTACTTCGACACGTTAACGCGCGAAATGCTGTGTCACATGTGCCGCAATATCATTGATAATAATGCGATGTACGACAATAGTATAATATCGTTTGCCCAATTCCTAGACAAGGTGCGCCAATTGCGTTATACGCAGCGGCGCGCGGCTAGAAATGAGGATTTGCAGGCAAAGCGAGAAATGCAAGAAAAAGAGATTGACGAGATTTTAAACCGCTTTTTCAACGCACAACTAACTATTTTTAATGCAAAATGCGATTTTCTTGAAAAATAATGCTTAAAAATTTTGGCGGTTTGAAAAATATTAGTAACTTTGCAATGTGATTAATAAACAACACGACTGGCACGGCAGTTTCCGTGAAACTTTTAAAACTAAAAAAAAAGATGAAAAAGCTAGTTATTATCGAGAGAATTAACGCTACTACAAGTGAAGAAGTTAAGCAACAAGTAGAAGACCAGTTGAAGAACTGGGGCTACAATGTAGTAGCCGATGAAGAACAGGCACGTAATTTTTTCCTTGCTGAATTTGGCAAGGAAATGAGTACAGAAGTTGCTCAAGAATTTGCCATTGATGGCGAAGTGAATTACGGCTACCAAACAACAATATATGTGACGATTAAGGCGCATTATTGCGATAGCGGTTCAGACGATTACCTCTATACGGTAGAGGTTACCGAGGACTAAGACAATAATATACCTCACGGCAAAAGCCGTGGGGTATAAACTATTATATTAATCGAGCGCAACCCGCTCACAAAAAGATGATAAAATATGTACATTAAGAAATTAGAGTTATTGAACTTCCAAGTTATCAAGGAGTTCAACGCAGATTTTGAGGGAAATGTCTATTTCATTACCGGAGATAACGAGTTAGGCAAGTCAACACTTTTGAAAGCTATTGGCGCACTGCTTACAGGTGAGCGCGATGCCGTCTTGCGAAAGGGTGAAGAAAAGGGCTTTGCCAAGATGGTTGTCGGCGATGGTGGCAAAGAGTACGAAGTTAGTTTGAAATTTACAAAGGCCAACCCACGCGGCGTGCTTTCGATTAAGGGCGAAAAACTTCAAAGTAGCAACGTGTCTATGTTGCAAGAGTTGTTTGGTTATCAAAACTTCGATGCTGTGGAGTTTTGCTCGTGGAGCGAAACGGCCGATGGGCGGCGCAAGCAGATAGAGGTCGTTAAGGGGCTTTTGCCAAAAAAGGTACAAGACCGCATTAACGAGATAGATGCGGACGTTAAGGCCAAAAAGGCAGAACGTACCGATTTGAACCGCGATATTAAGCTACTTTCGGCGCAAGTAAAGGCGAGTAAACAAGGTCTGGCCACTGATGACGAAAAGAAATACACCACGCGCATGGACGTTTCGGACTTGCTCAAAGTTCAGCAAAAACAGGCTGAAAACGATGCAAAGGCAAAACTTGTGCGCAGTAAGTTGCAGGAAAGAGTAGACCAGTTGGCCGCCATTCCTCAAAAAATCGAGGGTGCAAAAGCCAAGTATGAGCAAACAAAAGCGGCTATCGAAGATGAGTTGAGAATAGCGCAAGAACGCTTTAACCAACTAAAACAAGAATTGGACAAGCGCAATAGCATGGCGTTTGAAGAATTTGAAAACGCACAAAAAGAAATTGCCGCCGAAAAGGCAGATGCCGAGGAGCGCAAGGCCAATTGTGAAAGTTGGCTAAAAGATTACGAAAGTACAATCAGGACGGCGGCCGACACTGATGCAATTGCACAGGCGCAAGCACACAATGAAAAGGTAGCCATTGTAGAGGGCTATCTAGCAAGAAAAAGCGAACTAGACAAGGTGCAGGCCAATTTCGACAATTTGGGCGGAGAAGTAGAGAAGTTGCTGGCCGAGCGCGCCGAGATAATCGAAAACGCGAACTTACCAATTAACGGCCTATCATTCACAGAAGACGGCCTAACGCTCAATAATATGCCATTCATGGACGGCGTTGTTAGTGATAGCCAAAAAATGGAAGTGGCCGCCAAACTGATAATTGCCGCAAACCCAACGGTTAAGGTATTCAGAATTGCGCGCGGCGAAAGCCTAGGCGCAAAGCGTTTAAAAACTATCCTAGACGTTGCAAAAGCAAATGGTTTCCAAGGCTTTATAGAGAACGTAAAGCGCGGACAGGAAACCATGCAAGTAGAGGAATACACAGAAGAATAGTTATTTTGGGTGGGGTGAAATTCCCCACCCTACAAAAAGATGAAACAAAATGGAAATACAGAAAACGACAGATTACAAGCTGTTTAAGAAATTAGATGGCAACCGCGATGTTAAGAGAACAAACGCGCTTGTGAAGTCAATACTAGAATTTGACTTAACAATGTATTCGCCAATCATTGTAAGTGAAGATTTCAGAATAATTGACGGCCAACATAGGTTTGTTGCATGCCGAGAATTAGGTCTACCAATCTATTTTGTTGTTATGCGAAACGAAAATATCGAAAAGGCAATGATTGTCTTAAACAAATGTCAATCACAATGGCGTAATAGCGAGTTTTTTCAATACAACGTACAGAAGAAAGGCAGCATTTATGCCGAATTGAAAGAATATATAGATAAGAATAAAATAAACTTATCTTACGCAGTTATTTTGTTTCCTCAAAAGCCATTTGAAACGAAAAAAAGTACGTGATGCTAATTTTGTCTTTGAAAAATATTCAAGGTGTGACGAATTGACAGAATTTTATTTAAGCCCCGAATTTAAGATTTTGCCTTTTTGGGCATCAAAACCATTTGTTCGCGCGATACGCGCTTTCTTTGAAAAATCAGACAAAAAGCAACTGGAAAAGCTGAAAAGAAAGGCTTTGGCGATACCTCAATGTGCAAACAATGTACAATATATCACAGCATTCGACAATCTTGTGAGAATGAGAAGATAAACAATTTAATCGCAAAAAATTATGGTGAGCAAAAGAAAAGCAAAGAAAATCGTTACAAAGCCAGTTGTAGCGAAAAAGCAAAAGCCAGTAAAAGAAATGTCCGTTAAGGAGTTGCTTTTAAGTTCTGAATTTAGGGCGAATATTCAAAAACTTGTTTCTGAATTGCAGGACGAGCGCAAGCGAAAAAACGGCCTTGTAAACATTAGTCTAAAAAGGCATCCAATCGACTATTTGAATTTGGATGTTAACTATCTGATTGCAGAGTACGCCGCAATTCTTAACAAGAATAGCCAGTTATCTAGCAATTCGCGTGAGTTTATCAAGGCCGTTTGCGAGCATTCGGCAAGAAAAACAATTAAGCAATTACAAGACAATGAAACCGCGCGAGAAGTCTGCCACGGGGATAATTAACGATGCCGGCAAACTCTCCATGTACATGGGAGAGTTAAACGAGTTCTTTAAGCAGCACAAGGGCGAGCGAGTTGTAGCGCGTTTCTTTGTCGCGCCGAAACAAAGTAGTGCCGCATTAGTTGGGTATTATTATAACTACATAGTACCTACAATTAGGCAAGGCATGGCGGAGTTAGGTGAGCGAAAAACAGACGAGCAAACAGAATTGTATTTGCGCGAGATTAGCCCAATAATGCAAATTGAAAACGTTGACTTGTCAACATGCACGTATAACACGGCACTGAAAGAAATTCGGAGGTGTTCAAATGCCGAGTTAGTAGAGCATATTGAGTTTTTAAAGCAATTTGCCGCCGAGAACTTAAACGTATTTATTGAAGAGCCAAATTTGTTATAGTTATGAAAATAGAAAATGTATATCGCGCCAAAGAACTTATAGATGAGTATATAAGGATAGAGCGAATTGAATATTGTTTGCGTGAGAAATTCGTAATAACAATACAAATGGATTGTGAAGAAATTAAACTCTTTGAAAATCAAATGGAGTCAGTTCGCAGGGCATTATTAAGAGAGCATCGTATTATGAAAAAATCATTGTGCGAGGAATTAGAAAATATGTAACATGTTTTGCAAGTGTGGCCAAAAGCCTAGATTTTACCCATTAAGTAGTTGGCGCATAAACCACTATCGTTATACGCCGAAAGGGTTTAGCCGTGTAAAGTGTTTAAAATGCGGTTGCGAATGGCTTACGCGCAAACCATATACGAAACGAATAAAGAATTTAGATTTAACTTTCAAATTTTAAAAAGATGGAATACAAAATTAAAGATGTGTTGTTTTTTGACGTAGAAACAACGGGAGTGCCTGAAAAAGGTTTGAAATGGGATGTCGATTTTGACAAATTTCCCTTTGTAGTGCAATTTGCATGGCTGAAAGATGGTGTATTGAAAAAGCACTTAATCAAGCCAATTACGCCCAAAGGAATTGCGTTTGAAATTCCAAAAGAAACAACTGAGATACATGGTGTATCGACAGAATTGGCAATGCGCGATGGGCGTTTGTTCGAGGATGTTGTTCAAGAATTTGTACAGGATTGCACAAACTCGCCGCTTATCTGTGCGCACAACATCTATTTTGACACCTCAATAATAAAGGCAAACATTATGCGCTATCTAGGTAAGGAGTACTATGATAGCAAGGTGGAGGCCGCTCTGTTCAAGGGCAAGCGAATTGATACCATGATGGAAACAATGAAGTTCGTGGGGGCTACTTTCCCCAATAGTAGCCGTATTAAATTCCCCACATTGGAGGAACTTTACGCGCGTTGTTTTGACGGCAAAAAGTTCGGCGCACACGATGCAGGCGAGGATGTCAAGGCGTTAGCAGAGTGCTTGCCGATAATTGTAGAACTGGGCTTTGTTAAGTTGGAGCAAAAGGAGTACAATGAGGATGGCACACAAAAAAAAGGTGCTGTTAAAAAATCTCCGAGCATCCCCAAAACGAAAATCGTAAAGGCAAAAAACCTTTTTGACGATGCAGACAAGAAAGCGAAAGAGGGCGTTTCGGCTGAAAACGTTACAGAAGAAACACCCAAAAATCCGCTTTTGAGTGGTGAAACTTTGTGGGGGGAGGACAAGTTTTGATAGAGTACTTTGTTAATATTGCTTGTATGTTAATTCTCCTTGCAATGGCCGTTATTGCGTGTGCGTTTTTCTGCTTTATTGTAGATTGTGCCAGAGAGGAGAGGGCAAAAAAAAGAGTTTCAGAAAGAAAATTATCTGATGAATTGCTAATGCAATACTTAGATATTCGATTTTCAGACGAAACAGAAGAGCAAAGTGTAAGGCGAAAAATTGACACATTAGAGTGTTTGGCCATTGAATTGCGAATGAAATATAATGCGTGTGAGGTGGCCAGTGATTTTAAATACATTAAAAACAAAAAACATGGAAAAAGAAAACAAAAAGCCAATTCCGAGTAAAAAGGCGTTCACTTTGTCAAAGGCTAAGTTAGCAAGTGGTGGCGGCCTAGATGTTCATTATGAAGTTAGTGAGCAAGACGGCAATGCCAATTACCTCAACAAGCACCATGACGAGTGCGCGCAAGACGTTCAAAAAGAACTTAGAGAACTTTTCCAAGAATTGCGGCCAATTGTAGGCAGGATATTCAATATCACGAGTTTTAAAACTCTGATGGAAACGGACGAGTTTAAAGCGACCGAGCAACAAAAGGCTTTGGGCGATGATTTTGCGCAAGAATGTTTGAACAAAATTGAGGTGCGCGGCATTTCGTTGAGCGGCAAAGACGATAAAGTAGGCGTTGTTATTACATCCGTTTACGAGGTTGCCAACGGTCAGAAAGTGGCAATCAATACGCCGCGCATTCGCTTTGATAGTGAAACATGGGGATTTGAGGAGGAACTTGAAAACATTGTTTATGAAATCGAAAACGAGGTTTACGAGTTTCTTTTTATGGGCAAAAAAGCCGAATTGTCCCTATTTGGTGAAGACCAAGGAGAGGACGAGCAAGGCAACCAAACAGAAGAAGACAACTATTAATAACATTGGCGGAGCATTGCGCTCCGCCTTTATATTACAAACATGGCCATACTAATAGAAGATGTAGCGTGTTATATGTATGCACGCGATAAAGGCTTTGAGCCACTTATCGACAAACGATTTGAAATGCCTATAAGTGTTCGTGTTGATGTGCAGCGGCATTTATTCGGCCGTGGCCACTCGATGGCCGAGAATGAAAAATTTTATCGATATTGTTGGCGAATATATCCGCACATCTGCCAAGAATGCTTGCGGCCGCTTGGCAATTATTCGGCCGTATATATATCGCACATACGCACGCGCGGAGCGTTTCCCGAAATGGCGCACGATGTTAGGAATGTGAATGTACTTTGTTTTAAGCATCACAACCAGTGGGAAACTGGCAATAGAAAGGCAATGCGGATATATCCGCGCAATGCCATGACAATAGAGCAGCTTACACGGGAGTATCGAGAGTTTTGGCGGCCTTAAAGTATGCCTAATTGTTATAGAATGTGAACAAGGTGCGTTTTAACGGGTATTTGTGTTAACAAAATCCAAAACAATAATATTTATTTGTTTTTTGCTTGCAAGTTTCAAATATACTTATTACCTTTGCATTGTGATTAAGAAACACACATATAAAGCTTGTTTCGAGGTCACGCAACAAACTTGCCAAAGTATAAATGGTTTCTGAAAGTCGATGCAGGGACAGAAGAGTAAAAAAACAAAGAAGCCTAAGCCCTTGGTGGTATGGTGAGCGGTCTGCATAACTCCTACCAACGCAAAACATCGTATGCGCGTTGATGTTGGCCCGAAAGGGTGCGGTTGAAAGCCTGAAAAGATAACCGCTTAAAGTGGCTGATGCCCTTGGAGTTGGGGCGTGGAACTCACCACGCGCTAAAAAAGAGGAACTTCGCACATGCGGACAATAGCCTGTAAAGTTGGGGTGTTCAAAAAATCCGTAGAGTACGCATTATGCGTAAGTACCCACTTAATCTAGGCATGGCACTTGTAAACCTTTTAGGTTATGCAAGAGTGGTTGGGCAATAATGTGAGTGAAACCCCGTAGAACTCTACTCACTTAGTGTTGAATGCGCACGAAACAGCACTTATTCAATAAGTGCAGCATCAAGGAGGACGCTCCTTGCGCAGGTCAGCAATGCGCTGAAAGCTGAAATCCGCAACGGTGACCAACTATGAAAGCTAGTAGTTTGGTGCTAAGCAAGCGGCAAAGGGCAAGCCCACGGCTTGGGCTAAGCGAATGCCCCGCGCGGTGTTTTTAGTGTTTTTGACACCGCATTTTTATTTTTCTAAAAAGATGGAGGAACTAACTATGACGAACTTTCTGAACTTTAAGGCGGCAAAAAATTCCGACCTTTGGTGGCTTTGCCTAGCAGATGCCGCAGGCGGCATTCTCGATGAGAGGGATAGTTGGTTGGCAGTAATTGATGTAAGGGTTGGGCGTAATCTTACAGCCTGTGGCCATAAGTTCCGCATGCCCAGTTTTGACAATTTAAGCCGCGGATGGGTACGTAGGAATGTACCCCAATAGGCTGCCTATTCTGTGTTATGCCACACAGCGAACAAGGACAAAAAGCACATTATAAAGGCCAATGGCGCGAGCCTTACCAAATCCGTGCCATAATTTTAAACTCAAAAAAAAAGATGAAGAAGTATATTAGCAATGCTTTCTCCTTGCAGATGCTAGACACTAGCAAGGAGTTGAACGTAAGAGTTACCCCAATCAGTGGGGAGGAGTTTAATGGTGCAAAAGCCACGGCCGTGTCTGCCGTAGGTCACCCCGATACCGCGGCCGTTTTGGGCGTTCCATTCAATAGAATGAGCCTTAAAATGGAAAAGGGCGATGAATTATTTGTTGCCCAGCTTATTGGCGGCCGTCTGCCAGAGGGTTGCACCGAGTTGCCACAAGGTTTTAAGTTCACTTTTCTCAAAGTGACACTACTATAACTATATGCTAGTAGCCATAACGGCTACTAGCTTTGTCGTATATAAAAAATGAATATGGAAAATAAAAGAGGTGGTGCGCGTAAGCGTGCAGGCAGAAAAAAGTTGGGTAAAACCTCGATAATGGTTTACCTATCGCCCGAAAATGCCGAGTTTGTTCGAGAAATGGCAGAGAAATATTACAAAACGCTGTCCAGTACGGTGGAAGAGTTCATTGTTCAAGCGAGAGAAAGGGCGGGAAATGAGGGTTAACAAACCTAACTATGCCGAAATATCAAGGCGTAGCGTTCGCGCGGACTTCGCGCCGCGTAAATTCCAACGTGAAATAAGAAAGGAAAGGCCGCAAAGTGATGATGTACGCAGAATAGCGTTTGTTAATCCGAATAGCGGCTATTTCAAGTATAAAAACTTACTTCTAGGCAAACAAGTGCGCTTACTTCGTGAGGCCATTCTTGGCGGTTGGTTTTGTGAGTTTCTGAACGACAACGACCGAAAGGCCGTCAATGATGCGGCAGGGTGGAGCAATGAAAAAAAAGAATACTTGTTTGATGGGGTGAAATTCAAATAAAATGAGTGACAAGTTAATAGAAAACATATTTGGGCTAACAGCCTTTATAGTTGTTTTCGTAGTTTATTACCTAACAATTAGAGAAAAATGAAAGCTGAAAACGGTTACAAATTGGTGTTTTGGGGTTTTGTTCTATTGACCTTATTCTGTTACATCTACACACTAGTAGATGTTGTTAGCACAATCTTTAAAGTATTCTGATTATGGCAATCAACAAAGTTATATTACTGGGTAATGTCGGCAATGCGCCTAAAATGTACACTTTTGACGATGGAAGAAAAGCCGCGCAAATATCATTGGCAACATCCACGCCCGAATACCAAAAAAAAGACGGCACGAAAGTGAATGCCGTGACAGAGTGGCACAATGTGGTATTATACACGCCACTGGCCGAAATCGCGGAGAAGTACGTTCATAAGGGGATAAACTCTACATTGAGGGGCGTGTACATTATCGCAATTACGAGGAGAATGGCGTTAAGCATTTCTTTACCGAAATTATAGCATTGCAAATGGAACTTTTGACCCCAAAGCCAAAGCAGCCAACGCCCGAACCATACGCCGCACCACTGCAAGAGCAGAGTGCGCAGCCGGCGCAAGGCAATTCAGATGATTTACCATTTTAAGTAAAAAACATATATGCAAATCGACCCTAAAAAATATGATGCTGAAAAGCATGAGAAGTATTGCGCATTGAGCGTTAAACAGCCTTTCGCGGATGATTTAGTAAGCGTGGCTAGCACTGATGTAGACGGCAATTCTTATGGCGTTAAGAGCATTGAAGTACGTAGCAAATGCACGACTTATCGAGGTAAGTTGTTGATTTGTAGTAGTAAGTCGCCCAAAATACCAAACTTGCAAAGTGGCTGCATACTGGGCTTTGTCGAGGTGTATGGCGTGAAACGTGTAGAGGACTTTACACAAGAAGATTGGGACAAGACACGAATACCACGCGCGCGCCGTGCAGAGATTAAAAGCGGCTGGGGGTGGTTAGTACGAAACCCTATCAGAGTAGTTGAATTGCCAATTAAAGGGCAACTAGGCATTTTCAAGGCCGTTTTTGAAAAGGGCGATATTGTCGAATATCCACAAGTTTGCAAAGTCGATAAAGAAGATTTTGAATTACTCAACAAATAAAAAAAGATGGAAAACGAATTAAAGAAAATCGAAAGCGGAATAAAAGAACTTATGGCGGCCGTTGAAAGGCAGCGTAATGAGTTGAACAAGTCCGCTAGCGTTAGGCGCACAAAGATGTCGCGTGACGAGAAAAAAGTAAGGGAGCAATTGTTCTCATGCAAGACTTATTTGCGTTTCGCAAAAACAAGCATTGAGAACGTACGCCAAAGTGTCCAATCAATCAAAGAAAACGCGTGAGTTATGGAATTTTAAAAATATATTACGGGCAAATAAGGGAGTGGTTGGCAAAGAACGAAAATAACAGCATTATTGTTATAGTCAACGAATGCAAAGAAGATGGGAAAAGTGATATTTTTTCATCAATTGAGGGAAATTCACACCTTCTAATCACATCACTTGCCCAACATTTAGACAAAAGCCAATCATTTAGGAAAATTCTAGGTGATGCGCAGTATCTGTGCGCCGAGGTGAAAAAAAGAGTAAAGAAAACTAAACAATTACGACAATGATAGAACAAGAATTAGAACAAGAATACTTGCAAAAGTCGCGAGAAATTGAAAATCAAATAAAGGCTTTGTATTCAAAGCAAAAAGACTTGGATGCAGCATACATAGAGCGTTGCGCCCCTTTTGACGTTGGTACAAAACTTATTGTTCGCAACAAGTTCAGCAATAAAACGTTTGTCTGTTGGGTCGTTGGCTATTGTGTCGAATATAATAAAATTGTTATGTTCTACAACGATGCGAAAAACAATGGTGAACGTTCGATGCGCCAATATAAGGCCAACATTTCTAATCTAGAAATGCGAATTTGCGATGATGACAAAGATAACAAAGATAGGGCGGACGGCCTTTTGTTTTAACGTCAAAAGCCTAGGCAAAAACAAGATTGTAACGCCTTACATTTCCATTTCGGTTATTAACGGAATTGATATTTGTGTAGATGTGTGTATAGTGGCATTATTTTGGCAAGCTTGCTTGCGTTTTATATGTCTGAAAAACTTTGATAAGTGAAAGAAAATCACTATATTTGCATGTAAATAAACAAGTAAAAAACAAAAAAGATGAAAGAAGAAAATTGGCTATCCCTCAATGAGGAAAAGAAGAAAGAATTTGCCGAATTATTTGGTAAGGTCTTTGGGGAGAATGTTGAAGAGCGCATGTGTGATTTTCAACTGTTCTTTGAAAAGTTCAGAGGGATGGAACTCACTAATAGTTCTCATATTCGGCCAGATGGTGAACCGCCTTATAGCCGCAAGGATATAGAGTGGATTGTGGCGAGAGCCGTGGGCGCATTCTATCATATAGTAACTTTGTGTGGGTTTGATTTCGCGACTTTGTTGGTACACAGCATCGAGCGTGTAAGAAACAATATGTACAAGCCCAAAGAAAGGCCAAATGGCGGTGTACTCGATTGTCGAGAGTACACTTTGGAGTATGTCCAAAATGGGGTGATATTCGAGAATAACCTTGCGAAAGAGGTTAATGTCTTCGAGTTTGAAGAAAGCGTTTCAAAAGCCTTGTCCGTTCGTAGTGTAAGAGAAAGGTTGGGCGCGCTAATTATGTCAGATATTGAATACATCGTTAACGAGGACGATGGGAACAAATATAAAGTTGAAGTTGTTATCAAGAAAGAAGATTGCTAGTTTATTAATTATTGTTTGTAGGATGGTAGAGCGCGAGAGCGTTCTGCCATTTTTCCACAAAATAAAAAGCGTAAAAATGGAGCAAAAAGACAACATACAGCCAACCAATACGGGATATAGCCGCGTAAACGATGAGTTACGCGACAAGCTAGCGCATGGTGAAGACAATGCGGAGTATAACGAGTTTGTAGACAAATTCAAGAAAAAGAGGACTTCGGACGATTGTTATACGCCTACTAACGTATTTGATGCCGTTGTCGATTGGTGCGAAAAGGAATATAACATTGACCGAAACAAGATTGTGCGGCCTTTCTATCCGAATGGAGATTACAAAACATTCCAATATGGAAAGGATTGTATAGTTTTGGACAATCCGCCATTCTCGATTTTGGCAGAAATTACGCGCTTTTACGTTGAGAATGGCATAAAGTTCTTTTTATTCGCTCCATCATTGACTTTGTTCAACTCGTGTACGACTTGCACGGCTGTATGTGTAGGTGCTGAAATAATCTACGAGAACAAAGCCAATATCAACACATCATTTGTTACTAACATGAATGGTAACACGCGGTTGAGGTCTGCTCCAAGCCTTTACCAAGCGATAAAGGCGGCAAACGAGGAAAACCAAGGCAAGAAAAGGCCAATACCGAAATATAAATATCCCTCACATGTCGTTACGGCCGCCAGCATATCGTACTTATCTAAGTATGGCATAGAGTTTAGCGCGGACGAGTTGGAAACTCAGAGGATAGCCGCACTAGACGAACAAAGAAAGGCAAAGAAGACGATTTTTGGAAGTGGCTATTTACTTTGCAGCGAGAAAGCACAAGAAAACGAACGCGCACGACTTCTAGCTGAACTAAATTCAGATACGAAGATATGGAATTTATCCGAGAACGAAATAGAGAAGATAAAGCAACTAGACAGAGGACACGCAGAGTTATTGAGAATTAGGCGTGAAGAGTTCAGACGGATGGGGCAAGAATAGACTAACATAGGCAGAAATATACATAAACAATTAAGTAACAAGGGGTTAGTTATGAAGTACACGAAAGAAGTAAAAAAAATAATATTCGATGCGATAGCCGCAGGCGATACGCAAGTACAGGCATGCGTAAAGGCAGGGGTGAAAGAGAAAACGTTTTATCAGTGGAGGGCGCAAAAAAGTGAGTTCGCAGACCTTGTAAAGAAAGCCCATGAGAAGTATAGGGAAACTTTGCAGCACAAATTAGAAAATGCGTTGTGGAAAAAAGCCACTGGTTACGCCGAAACAGAAACAGAAACAGAATACACGCAGGACAAGGACGGCAATTTGGTAGTAAGGCGTAGAAAGTTGCGCGAAAAGCGTTACTCGCCCGATACGGCCGCACTTATATTCGCATTGTGTAATATCGCGCCAGAGAAATGGAAGAACATGAGGAATATACAAAGTGAGGATATTACGGACAGACCGCAAGAAGATTTGACCAAATACCACTTTGAGGGCATTTCGGATGATATTCTGTGTAACATTGCCGATGCCTTGCAGGATGCTAGGGCAGAGGAGGAGAGTAACAAGAAATAAGGGGGCTTTTTTTATGGTAAGAGGATTTAGGACAACACCAAAGGGGAGAGCAAAAGCCGAAAAGGCGGTGCAGCTGTGCAGAGAGTGCGCGCGCGCTACATGGGTAATGAAGTGGGCGCATATAGACTTAGAGGGCAACCCAATTTGTTTAACTTGCCCATACTCAAAGGCTTACATATTACGCAGAACAAACGCGCATGATTGTGAGCACTATGTCAAAGGCACGCCGAAAGTAGGCGAAAAAAGTTTTTAATTATTTTACAAACTCCCTTTATCTCCCCTTGGGGGCGACTAATACTAAGTAGTTGATAATCAGCGATAAGTATTTTTCGCCCCTTTTTGCTTAAAACTTTACAAAACATGGATAAGAACAAGCTAATAAACGCACTTCGTAATAATCCCGAATTATTCGTAATGGCCGCGGCACGCAAAAGGCTGCTTAACTTTGCGCGCTATATATGGCCAGATATGTCAATAGTTGAATTTCATAGAAACTATTACCGCGTGTTGGACCTGTTCGCGCATGGTAAGATTAAGAAGTTAATAATACAAGCACCTCCACAGCATGGCAAGTCGCAAGGTAGTAGCCGCTTTTTGCCCTCATTCATATTTGGCCTAAACCCGAACAAGTTAGTTTGCATTGGCTCTTATTCTGCTACAATGGCGCAAGACTTTAACCGCGATGTTCAAAAAATAATGGATAACGAGCGATATGCAAGATTATTCCCACAAACATTCTTGTATGGCTCTAATGGTGCAGTTTCAACGCAGACGTATCTGCGCAATAGCAGTACATTTGAAATTGTAAACCATAAAGGCTCATTGCGTGTAGTCGGCCGTGGTGGCGCGTTGACTGGTAAGACGGTCGATGTAATGATACTCGATGACGTGTACAAGGACTACGCAGAGGGCAATAGCCCAATAGTTCGCGATGCCGCGTGGAAGTGGTACACAACCGTTGTACGCACTCGCTTACACAATGACAGCCAGCAGTTAATTGTTTTCACACGATGGAATAAGGACGATATTATCGGCCGACTAGAAAAGAGTAAGGAGAAGATTATAGACGTTAAGAATTGGGCGGACTTAGATAACATACCAAGCGGCGCGTGGGTAAGAATAAACTACGAGGCTATTAAAACTGGTGAGCCGTCAGAGATAGACCAACGTGCAGAAGATACGGCCTTATGGCCAGCGCGCCACAGCCTTGCGGCACTGAAAGAGCAAAGAGCGTTAGACCCAGTACAATTCCAATGCCTACACCAAGGTAACCCCAGCAGCGCGGAGGGGCTTTTGTACCAGCCTTTCAAAACATGGGTCAACAAGTCAGATTATGGCACATACATACGTAGCGGAAATTATACTGATGTGGCAGACGAGGGCAGTGATTTGTTATTTTCTGTTTGTTATGATATTTATCTTTCGCCCAACAAGGCATACAACGAACACACGGGCAATTTTGAACCGATATTGTTTGCGCTAATAACGGATATGGTGGCCACGGATGAGCCGACAGACGTTACAACGGTGACTATCCCCGAAATGTTAAACAGAAATGGCACGCAAAAGGCGTGGATAGAAAGTAACAATGGAGGTTCGCAGTTTGAAAAAGTTGTAAGAACAAAAGTAAAGGCTATAACCGTACCCTTTCACCAAAGCAACAACAAGGAAAGCCGTATCATAACAAGTTCGGCAATGGTTAACCAAAGTATAGTAATGCCATTTGGCTGGGAAACTCGCTATCCGACAATACACGAGGGGTTAACGGGTTTCTTACGCAATTTCAAAGCGAACAAACACGATGATATTGCGGACGGCCTTACGGGAGTTTACGAGAAAGAAATAGCCACAAAGAATGTACAGCCGTATAACAGGCAAACGCGCGGCGTGGTGCGGAGGAACTAGCCACGGGCGCAAGAATGGCAATTTGTTTGGCATTTCCTTTCATGTGTGAGAAAAAAAACGTATATTTGTCGAGTGAAACTCAATGGGTTAGAGTTTTTAAGTTACAAGTTTCATAATTATTAATAATTAAACAAAAACGAATATGGCACGATTTTGTCAATGTCCGGGGCTAGCTGCTCTTAAATCAATCCCAAACGCGACTTGTTCGGAGGGTTTCGGGCAAATCCAAAAAGTAATTTTTCAACGCTTGCGCCAAGATAACGGCAAGCCCAACGCGTTCACAACTGAAAAGCCTATCACCAAGTTAGCCAACTTAACGCCACTTCTTGCAGCCAATGACAGCACGAAAATAGTAGTTTCCCCTTACCTGCAAGCCCCAAGTGCAGAACCGGGAGCGGCACGCAAGTTCGGCGGTGGCAACGACACTTTGGGCGGCATTGAAATTACCATCGGCCGAGAGCCTACCACGTTCACATGTGTTATCCGCAATGCCCCTCAATCGCAGATTAAGGCAATGAAGTATTTGAGTTGCGAGACGGATGTTCAAAACCTAGGTGTATTCCTTGTGAATGAGGACGGCGCAATAGGTGCGATTAAGGATGCCAAAGGCGTGGTTACGCCAATCCCAATTTTTAACTTGTTCATAAGTGACAAGGGATTTGGCGGTTTTGAGAACCCCGACAGCAACAACGTGAGTTGGAGTTTCCTCCCCAATTGGAGCGATGATTTCGTGATTATCGCACCCGAAGACTACAATCCGCTTACCGACTTAAAGAACGCGTAAGTATGGGATGCAAGGTTACGTTAATAGAGTTGTTCAATGACGATTTAGGCGTAACGCGAGAGTTTGAAGTAACGCACGCCGCTCGCCTGTTGGCAATGCCCAACAATGGCGGGTGGCGTTTGCCCGAAAAAAGTAACTACACATTCAACGGCCATGATATTGAGTTTAGACGAGATAAGGCAGATAATCGAGCAGCCCAAGAATAGGGACGCTATTGACAAGGCGCGCGCACAGCAGGAGCGGATAAAATTCCACACTTGCACGAATGTCACGCCTAACCTTAATAGGCCGCTTTCTGACTTTTTGGGCATGGTAGGCAATTTGTTGCCGAAAGACAAGTTCAGACAATTCAAACTCATGTTCCGTTTCCCAGTCAGAACAAACAGGACGGCAGGAACTATTTTTGACAAGTTAAGCCGCGTTTTTGATGGGCGAAACCCCGCATTTAACTACCAATTCACCGACACAAGTCTTCGAGAAGATTGGGAGAAGTACCGCACAGAGGTACTGAATGAGCCGAAAATTTGGGCAACGCGTGGATGGGATTATTTCAAAACCGAAATAAACTCTATTCTTGTAGTCGATATGCCGCATGAGCCTAACAAGTCGGACGAGTTCGAGCAGCCTTATTTTTATTGGCTGACCATCGACAACGTAATAAGCTATGTCGCCCAACCATGTGGGCAAATGGAGTTTATTGCGTTCAAACAGCCCAACGACAGAATAGCGGTTATAGACGATGCTTATTATCGCGTGTATTCATACAAGGATGGAGTTTTGTCTACAGGTCCTATCGTTGAGAAGTCGCACGGCCTAGGCTACACGCCAGCAAGGTTTTTTTGGGGCGAGCCGTTGAACATTTCAAACCCCGATATTAAGAAAAGCCCCTTATCGCTAGAATTGGAGTCGCTTGAATGGTTTTTGTTTTTCCATCTATCCAAACGAAACTTAGACTTGTATGGCGCATATCCGATTTATAGCGGCTATGAAATGGAATGCGACTACCACAATGACGAGAGCGGCGAGCGTTGTGATGGTGGTTTTTTGAAAGACAAGAAAGACAACTATCTGTACGATGCTAATGGCCTATTGATGCGTTGCCCGAAGTGTGGCGATAAGCGGATAGCGGGTGTTGGCTCATTCATTGAGATACCAATACCGCACACGAGCGCGAGCGGCGAGGAACAACCCGACTTGCGCAATCCTGTTCAGATGCTCACCGTTGACCGCAGTTCGCTCGACTACAACACAGAGGAAAGCGTAAGGTTAGAAACTGATATTGTTAAGGCATGTGTAGGCACGGACACCGAGGGACTTGTTAACACACAAGCTATCAACGAAAAGCAAGTTAACGCCAACTTTGAAAGTCAAACAACCATTCTGAACAATATTAAGAAAGGCTTTGAGGATGCGCAAAAATGGGTTGACACGACAATTTGCTTACTTCGTTACAAAAAGGGCTTTTTGGGCGCAACGATAAGTTACGGCACAGAGTTCTACAATTTGAGCGCAAACGACTTGCGAAAGCAATACAAGGATGCAAAGGACAGCGGCGCGAGCGATGCCGAACTAGATGCCTTACAAACTCAAATCTTGGAAACGGAGTACCGCAATAATCCAGCGGAGTTAAAGCGAATGCTAATCTTACGAGAATTAGAGCCATATCCACACTTGACACTTTCAGAAGTGGCAGAATATCATGGTAAGGGCATTATTTCCAATGAAGATTTGGCAGTTAAGTTGAATTTCTCTAACTTTGTTAGAAAATTTGAACGAGAGAACGCCAACATATTAGATTTTGGCAGTGAAATAGACTTTTACAAGAAGATAGATATTATTAAACAAACATTTAACGATTATGGAAGAGAACAGACAAAGCCCGCTTGACCAGATAGCGGAAAATTACAAAATAGAAGAGGGTACAGAACATCTGTACCATGTCGCGCTTTGGATGGAGGAATACGACCCGAAAACAGGTAAGCCAGTCCACACGCCAACAACCGATGTGTTTGGTGTTCAAACTTTCGAGAGAAACGTAAGCAACTTTAAGAAGTTGGGCTACACGCTGAAAGTATTGCACGACCCACGCGAGTTCTTGAAGAACCAAGCCGAGCAGGCGGCCGCGCGCGCTGAACAAGAAGAGCAAGACAAGATTAAAAAAGCATTGCAAGAGCAGCGTGAGGAGTTCGAGAAAACGCGCCAAGCGAATATTGAACAGGCTGTTGCCAAGGCACTAGCCGAGCGCGACAAGCAGGCAGAGCAGGCCGAAAAGCCCAAAAAGCAAGACAAGTAAGAAGTTCACAAATTAAATAACAAAGGGTAAGTTATATTATGGCATTAACGCAAGAAACGATTAAAGCTAACACCGAGTTAGCAGGCTTGACAGACCAGCAAATTAGCGCGTTGGTTCAAATGAGCCAAAACGATGAGAACGATGTTATCGGCCGCCGAATTGGTGAAGTGTACCGAGGTATGGACGAAACTATTGCAGGCGCAACGGGTATAGCGCGCAATGGCGATGAGAAAACTTACAACTACCTCAAGCGCGCAACTTTGGAACTGAAAGCGAAAGCAGACGGAGCAGCAGCGCACCAAACCGAAATTGAAAAACTCAAAGCAGAGAAGACACGCTTAGAGGAGATTGTCGCAAAGGGTGGCGACAACAAGGAGGTTACGGCACAGCTGGAACGAGCAAAGGCAGATTTGGCCAACGTTCAGAAAGAGTTTGCCGAGTTGAAGAAAACGAACGAAAGGCAAAAAGGCGATTTTGAAAAGCAGCTGCTTAACAATCGAATTGAGAATGAACTGCGCAACGCAACCGCCAATTTGAAGTTTAAAGCCGAATTGCCCGAAAACGTTACAAAAATGATTATTGCCCAAACTCTCGAAAAGGTTAAAGGGTTCAAACCTCAATTCGAGGACGATGGCAAGGGCGGCAAAGTCCTTACATTCCACAATGAAGACGGCAGTGTGATGCGCAATGCGGCTACCAACTTAATGCCTTATTCGGCCGCTGAACTGATAACGCGTGAATTGAACGAAATGAAAGTTTTGGACACGCAAACACAAGGCGGTAGCGGCACTAAGCCGACAGGACAAGGCGGTGGCGCAACGATTAGCGTTTCGGGCGCAAAGACCCGTTCGGAGTTCATCGACCTAGCAGCACAGACACTAGCAGCGCAGGGCATTGTACGTGGGTCAAAAGACTATTACGTACAGATGGACAAGATTTGCGGAGAAAGCGAGGAATACCAAGCTTTACCAGTTATTTAGTATTATTATTCGGGCAGTGGGTTAGCCTATTTTTCGTAACACATAAAAATTTACAATTATGTCCCTATTAGCAACCGTAGTCCAAGACTTACGACTACAAGCAACAGAACTAGACCGCAATATGGTTCAGATGGGCGAATATGGCGCGTTTGACTTCTTTATGCAGCAAACGAACTCGCCCACGTCAATCGTTCCCGAAGACGTGCGCCAAGCCGCATTTAACAGCATGGGAATGGACGTTTCAATACCAGTTATAGACTATAACGGCGGCGTAACGGTTACAAACTCGCGTTCGTGTACAATTCCAGACAATGACAATACTTCTAAGTTGTACAAACTCGTTTGGACTACTTTGAGTACAGGTTTCTCGATTGTTCCGTCTGCCTACTCTAACAATAGCATTGGTTTGCAGCGCGATATGTTACGCAAGTATCAGAATTGCGCGCGCGCTCTGCTTGAGAAGATTGACAGCCTAGCGGTTTCGGCCTTGGAATTGAACAAAACGCAAGTGTTCAACAATCCCGCTTATTACGACAAAACGGGCAATGTTATTAACGTGCCTTGGCTCATGCGTGAGAGCATTCTAGGCGATAGCGGCGCGATGATGCGTGCTAACAAGTACGGCGGACAATTGCACGTTATTGGCAATTCGGGTATTGATATTAATGTTAGGCAGCTAGCGCAGAGCGGTGTTTACAACGAGAAGAACAAGCGTTTGGAGTTCACCGACAAAATTCTACACTACACCAACTCAATTGCTAACGAGAGTGGCAAGTTTGGTACTGGTTATGTTGTTGAGGATGGTAATTGCGCCATTCTTACACGTGTAGACCGCGATGCCGCGCGTAATGCAAAATCAACTGGCCACGAGTGGGGTACGGTGATGTTGCCTTGGTTTGACCTTGTTCTAGGTTATCATAAGACAGACACCACAGGCGACCAAAGCGCGACCAATGGAAAAGGCACGGCCGACCTAACTTGTAGCCCCAAGGAATATTACGGATTTAGCATTGACGTTTGTTTTGTTGTCGCGTACAACAGCGCACCAACTACAATCGCTAACCCCGTGATGAAATTCCAAATCGAAAGGCCAGTTAGTGGCGTGCCGTCGGCAAATCCCGTATTCATTACGAATGATGCCACTAATCCAGTTAAGACCAAAGCGGTTTAACTTTGTTGTTTTCATAATGTGTACCAAGGGGGTGGGGCTAGACCCTATCCCCTCACTTTGCTTTAAAATATGTATAGACTAGGTTACATCGAAGATAAGTTGTTGAATTTGGTTGGGTGGCGACAAGACTACAACCCAGCCAAGGCAATTAACGAGGATTTGACAAAGAGCGAAAGCGGTTTGTTGTTCCAAGATGCGCACCCACTTGTTACGCTTAACAATATCCGTTCAATCATTCCCGAAGACTTCATATTTCATTATCCCGAATGGAATGAGTTTAGAACTTATCACAGAGGGCAAAAGGTGAGATACAGGGATAGAGTTTACATTGCGCTTAAAGAGAGCGTAAACGAAACGCCCGACACACATGTAAGCGATTTCAACGATGATTATTCGCGACAAGATTTCGGCGCAGGCGATAAGCCGTGGGCAGGATATGACCTATTGAACGAGTATCTACAAGACCTAACGCGCGCAGGTATTCGCAAAATGGTACAGACTTTTATCCAAACAAAAGAGTTGGCCGAGGAAACGAAGACGTTACTCGACCGCGTTTCTTTTTTTGACGGCGCAGGCCGCATTAACAATGTTATCGAAAACACCAACTCATTTGTAGGCATGGAATTAACGCCCGTTCGCAGCATGGGAGTAACGGCCAAGATAGAGCGCATAGGGCTGCAAGTGTCGGGCGCAACTGGTACGATTAGGCTATACTTGTTCCATTCGTCACGCGTTGAGCCTATTTCGTTTGTAGATGTGGAGATAACAAAGGCAAATGGCATGTTTGTTTGGGTATCGCCGAAAGACTGGTATCTTCCATATATGAGTAACAGCACCAATTCGGGCGGCTCGTGGTATATCGGTTACGACCAAAATGCCTTGCCTATTGGCATGGAAAGTATTAACGTGTCGAAAGATTGGAGTAGAGAGCCGTGCGGTACGTGCAATATGGGTGACGTTAATGTTTGGCGCGAACTAACCAAGTATTTGCAGATTAGTCCATTTCGGAAAGGCGTTGAAAAAGATTGGAGCAACCGCCCCGAATTATTCGATAACGGCGATATAATTTATCAAAGCACATTCAATTTTGGGCTAAACGTTGAAGTGTCCATATCGTGCGACTTGTCGGAGTTCATTGTTGAGCAGCGCAGCATTTTTGCAACGGCCTTGCAGCAGCAAGTAGCGGCCATAGCCTTGCGAACAATGGCGTTAAACCCCGAAACAAGGGTAAATCGAAACCAAGTAAATGCCAGCCGTATGGATTTGCTTTACGAATTAGACGGCAATACCAGTGGCACAAGACCCAACGGCCTAGGGCATGAATTAAAAAAGACCTATGCGGCCTTACGATTGAACACGCAAGGGATAGACCGCATTTGTTTGAAGTGTAACAATCATGGTGTTAAATATAGGGTGGTATAATGGCTATTCGAGAACTCGCAGACAAGTTGCGCGATTTCAATGACAAGCTAACAAATGGTGAATACATTGCGCAAATCATAATTGACAATGAACCGTATATTGTCGATATGAATGCGGAAGTACAGCTATACGAGCAGGGCGAGAACGCGCTTGGCATGTCAATTGCAGATTATCAGCCTTACAGGCCGCTTACAATCCGAATTAAGGAAGAAAAGGGGCAACCAACCAACCGCGTGACACTTCGCGATGAGGGAGAGTTCGAGAGTTCTTTTTTCATTGAGGTGGGAAACGAAAGCTTTACCATCAAAGCGAGCGATTTCAAAACAGAAGAGTTGGTAAAAAAGTATGGTGAGATAATGGGCTTAAATGCAGAGCATCGCGCGGAGTTGATTTGGGATTACCTTTACCCCGAAATTATGGATAAGTTAAAAGAAAAATTAGCGAAATGAGGGCAATGACAAACAAAAAGGCAATAACGCCAATAATGGATAACGCCGTTATGCTAGATAAGGCAATAGCAGATTTGCAGCTAGGTCTAGCAAGCACAATAGGTTGGCTAGATGCCATATTTGGCCGCGCTCAACGTATCACGCGAGTTGTTAACGGAAAGACTTACAAAGAGCCATTTGTTTATGCAGGTGGCACGAATTACACCAAGGGCAACTATGATAACGACTATCTAGGCGTTAGCCCCGATGGCAATATAGGCAATTTCGCTTTTTTCGATGTAACAGAGCCGCACAGAATAGAGCCGTACAACCGAGGTGTACAGAACACAATCAAAACACCATTCGCGTTAATTGTATGGGTTGACTTGCGCCACGTGTTCAACAGCACCAAAGACCGCAATACAGAACAATTGAAAGCACAGCTATTGCGCGAATTGAACGGAGGGTTTAAGCACCCAAATTGTAGCTATGTGCTTAACAAGATATACGAATTATCCGAGAATATATATAAGGGCTATACACTAGAAGAAACAACCAATCAATATCTGATGCACCCTTATTGGGCGTGCCGAATTGAGGGGGAAATAAAATACAACGAACCTTGTTACAAATAAAATAAAGAAAATATGGAAGTTAAATTTTTGAATGCAGTTATATTAGTGTCCTTTTTGGCCGCTTTTGTGCTTTTGTTTTTGCGCAAAATTGGGATTATCGAGCATGTGCAGGTAAAGGGCAATGAGTTTTTCTCCAAGATGGCGCATTGTGACTTTTGTTTAAGTTGGTGGATGTGCTGTTTACTCACCTTTATCCTAATAGTGTTATCGCACGATGCAGGCTACACCGCATTGCCGCTTTTCGCCACACCCCTAACACGTTATCTGCTATGAAACAAATAAAGCTAGGTAAGCATGTAGTGAAGTTGTACGATGATATTTCGGAATTGCCAATAAAGCGATTTCACAAGTACAATAAACTGCTGTTAGTCGATGCAGGAATAGGCTCGGACCTGTCGGACTTCGATGCACACATAGAGCGCGTTGTGCGGTACATCCAAAGCGGCAACAAGGATGCAGCGGGGCAAGAATTGTTGAATATGCGACAAAACTTGTATGCGGTACAGGCGGAGTTAAGCCCGAAACACAGCGCATTCGCCTGCCTTGTGTCAGAAGTAGACGGAGTGCCACGTAATGATATATCCGATGATGCTTTGTGCGAAACGCTAGGGATGCTTAGTAGTGTTAGCATTAGCGAGTTGGCCGCCCAGTTTGGAGCGGTCAAAAAAAAAATAGAAGATGATTTGCGAGTTTATTTCCCAAATTCATTTGATGATGTTTCGACAAAAGAGTATTACGACCAGTTAAAGCGGCACACGATGCTAGTTTTGCAGGATATTGCCGAGGGAGGAGAGAACGAGCAGACAAAGCAGCAGATAGAGCAGATTACGAACACGCTAATAACGTATGCCAAACCAAAATCGTACGAGGGCAAAGAGAGTGTTGAAATTAAGTACGACAAGCAATTTGAAAACATGTGTCTTGTTTTGAGTAAACATTTACATGTAAACCCGAAAGAATTTACCGTGTTAGAGTTTTTCAATTCTTACGAATATATGGAAGATGAAGTTAAGCGACAGAATAAGGCGGCTAAGCATTGATTTGCGTTAGCGGCCTTATATGGCGTTAAGTGAGTAGATACGCGACAGGACAAGAACAAAGCCAATAGGCGCAAAAGAACAGCTAAATATGGCAACAGAAGTAAACCCCATACATTACAAAGATTTAGTTTCGCCCGATAACTCGATAACGGACTTAATTAAGCAGCTAGACGAACTTTCGGACACGTACACCAACACGCTCAAGAACATTAAGGGCGAGGCCATTCAATTAACGGCTAGCTTAAAGGGCGTAAGTGGTGCGACCGAGGAGGGGCGGCAGGCCACGCGCAAGGCATCGAGTGATGCCGAGAAGTTGGCGCGCGCGTACCGCGAAACAGCCTTTGCGGAGAGCGAAACGGCCAAGAAGATAGCCGAGTTAAAGCAGGCCACGCGCGAGGCTAATGAGTTGAATAAGCTTAACGTTAAACTAGCGCAGTCGGCCGAGGGTAGTTATAATAAGCTGTCCGCCCAGTATTCTATCAATAAAATATACCTCAACGGCATGACACGCGCAGAGCGTGAGCAGACGGAGGAGGGGCGGAAACTTGTAAAGCAAACGGCCGAGATTTACGAGGAAATGAAACGTCTACAAGAAGTAACGGGCAAACACCAGTTGAATGTTGGCAATTATGGCGATTTTGGCAAGCAATTTGAAAGCATAAGCGGCGGCGTTTCGGGCTATCAAGAAAAAATTAAATCCGCCCTAGGGCTGAACAATAAGTTTGGCGAAAGTCTTATCGAGGTGGGCAAGAGTGGTGGCGGCGTTAAGACCGCATTGGCCGCCATTGGTGACGGCGTTAAGGCGTTGGGGGCATCCCTTTTGACTTTGATGGCTAACCCCGTTTTTTTGGGCATCGCAGGAATAGCAGCAGCAGGCGCGGCCTTTAAATGGTGGTACGACTATAACGCGGGACTAGTAGAGGCCACTCGACTAACTAAGGAGTTCACGGGGCTAAGCGGAAAGGAACTAATTAGCGTGCGCAATGAGATACAGGCGTGTGCGGACGTAATGGGACACGACTACAAAGAAACGTTGTCGACCGTTGATGCGCTTATGTCCAACTTTGGGATAAACGCAAAACAAGCCCTAAAAGTTGTCGAGGATGGTTACGCCAGTGGCGCAGACTTGTCGGGAGATATGCTCGAAAAGATACAGAACTATTCGGCCACATTCCACGATGCAGGCATAAGCGCGAGCCAAATGGTGGCTATTCTGTCGCAAACGCGCAGCGGCATTTTTAGCGATAAAGGGTTAGATGTTATTACTATGGCATCTAAGAAAATTCGCGAAATGTCAACGGAAACGCAGAATGCAATGAAAGGCATCGGTATTGACGTTAACCAAGTTCAAAAAGACCTAGCCACAGGCGCGCGCAACACCTTTGACGTTATCCAAGAAGTTAGCACCAAGATGAAGAATTTTGGCGCAAACAGCACGCAGGTAGGCGCAATTCTAAAAAACGTATTCGGAAAGAACGGCGCGGATGCTGGTATAAAACTCATTGAGCAGTTGGACACAATGACCACCAGCATAGACAAGGCCAAGGAGCAGACAGGCGAGTGGGGCAAGGCGCAGGAAGAGCAGATAAAGGCCACATCCGAACTTAACGATGCTATGAGCGCATTATTTGACGTTACGGACAAAGGATTTGAGGGCGTTGTCGACCAAGCCAAGCTAATTGCTACTAAGTGGCTAACGGCTATCGTTAAGGGCTGTATAGACGTTGTGAATTGGGTTATCAACATGTACAATAAAAGCCTAGCCGTTAGGTTGGCCGTGGCTAATGTTGTGGCGCAATTCAAAATATTGTTTGAAGTCGGCCGACTTCTGAATAACCTTGTAATAGATATGTTTAAAGGCTTTGGCCGTTTGCTCGATGCTTTTGTAACAAGTGTTCAAAGCGCATTCAAGGCCGTAACGGGTGTACTTGCAGGTTTCGGCGAAACGATGGAGGGTATTGTCAATTTTGATTTTGACAAGATTAAAAAAGGCGTGGATGGTATTCGCAATAGCATTACAAATGGCTTTAAGAATAGTCTTCTAAGCTTTGGAAAGGCAGTCAAACAAACTTCTGATGAAGTCAGTAATGACGTAATAAGCGCAGGCAAGAATATTGGTAAGGCATTTATTGATGGTTTCAACACCGCCACAAGCGGCAAGAAGTTGGATAACATCGCGCTACCACAATCGACAGCCACGAATGTAGAGCCGGATAAGACAAAGACCGTTACAGACTACACACCAACAGGCAGCAATAAAAAGAAAGTGGACAAGTCCGCCGAGAAAGCGGCCGCCGCGGCCGAAAGGGCATATCAAGAAACGCTAGCAGCCAAAAGGAAAGCAGAAGATGCAGAGTTAGACCTATTGGAAGAGGGCTATGACAAGCAGCGCAAACGCACCGAATACTACTACACTAGGCAGGTAGAGGACTTGCAGCACTCATTAACGCTATTGAAGTCTAATGAGGTACAGCGGCGCACGGATATAACCAACACGATTGCGGCTTTGCAAGAAAAGCAAAACCAAGTGTTAAAGGATATGGAGGAACAGCACGAAACGGATATGTTGAAAGTACAGGCCGATGCCATTAAACTCCGCCTAGATGCAGTGAAGAAAGGCAGCGAACAAGAAAGGCAATTAAAGTTGGAGTTAATCGAAAATGAACGGCAACAAGCACTAAAAGAAAATGCGGCCAAACCGACAGACAAAAAACAAGATACAGGCGATATTAACGCGAAATTCGATGCCAAGCGCGGAGGTGTGGCCGATGAGTACATAAAGGCGCAATTAGCCATATTTGACCAACAACAGGCATTGGCCGATAGTGAGTTTGAATTGTTGAAAAATTCAGAGGAGCGCAAAACACAATATCGTTTACAGGCCGAAAAGGCGCGCTTGCAAAAAATTTTGGAACTGAACAAAATTGCAGGCACTCAATTATCAGATATTGAGATTGCCACGATACAGAACACTATTGAGAAGATTAACCAAGAGATAGGCGAGAGCAAGACCAAAGAACAAAGTGGCTCTATTTATGGCTTGTTAGGCTTAAATTTGTCAGACGAACAAAAAGAAGCTATCGACACATCGCTAAACTATGCGTTGGATGCTCTCAACACGTGGATAGCCGCAGAGGTGGCCGCAGCTGATGCGGAGGTAAAGCGCGCGGATAATAGGGTGAACAATGCGCAAAAAGTGCTAGACACAGAGCGCGAGGCGCGTGCGAATGGATATGCCTCTAATGTGGAGTATGCCCAAAAAGAACTAGATTTGGCGAAAAGAAACCAAGAAAAAGCATTAAAGGAACAGCAAAAAGCCCAAAAGCAGCAAGCGGCCATTCAAGCGTTGCAGCAAATTGGAAACTTAGTAACGGCCACATCAACAATATGGTCGCAATTAGGCTTTCCGTGGGCTATCCCAGCTATTGCCGTTATGTGGGGTTCGTTCGCATTGGCCAAGATAAAGGCAGTACAGGCCACGCGCGCACAAAGCGAGAGTTACGGCGAGGGTACTGTCGAATTATTGGAGGGCGGCTCACATCAGAGCGGCAACGATGTTGATTTGGGTACGAAGAAAGACGGAACGAAACGCAGAGCGGAGGGCGGCGAGTTTTTCGCAGTTATAAACAAACGCAATTCTAAGCGTTACCGCCGCGTTATTCCCGATGTGATTAAATCGCTTAACAATGGCACATTTGAGGAGAATTTCTCGAACGCATTCGCAGGCCGTGGAATTGAATTGACAATGAAACAGAGTGAGCCAAATATAAGCGAACTAAACGACAATGTGCGCAGCATCCGCGAGCAAAACGAACGCAGGGTGTACAACGATATGGACGGCTCAACCATTATTCAGTACAAGAATTTGACACGTAAAATTATAAGAAAATGATAAATCCAATATACAAGTTTTATCTAAGATTGGGGACGGACGCGGTTGAATATGCGACCGCCCCAATTTATAAGGACGATTTAAGCATAGATTTCGAGCAAGAAAGCGGACAAAAGTTTTTTCGCAAAAAACTAAATGGCAAACTTACGTTCTTGCGCAAGGATTATGAACTGATAATGAATGCGCCATTTGATACGATATACAATGTCGTTATTAAGAAGTCTAACGATTTTGGCAAAACGTGGACTAATTATTGGAACGGCAAGTTTATGCGCACCGATTGCGTTATAGACGAGTTCGACAAGGTTTTGACCGTTCAGCCTAGCATTATAGACGAATATACAGACGTTTTGGCAGGCTTAGAAAAAGAGTACAATCTTATTCAGTTAGCACCACACACAGAACACTTGTTACTAACAAAAAGGCCGTTAATTCAAGTCTATAAAAAAGGTGACAAATACGTGTCTTGTTTCCTTTCGGGGTCAAATTGGCAGCAGGAAGTTAAACAACGTGTTGACAACATAAATGAGTTGTTGAGAAAGTACAATTTTGCAAAAACATACGAGAACATAACCGCGGCCGTTTTTGGCGTTGGTTATGGCCAAGACACATCAGAGTATCACGGCATTTATAATCTTACAAGCACGCAGAATAATGGCAATAATACAACGCACAAGTTAGTGAGGGTTGACGATGCAACATACACCATCGAGTTAAGCATAAACAGGGCGACAAATTACAGCTACATCCGCATTTTAAAAGGTGGTGATATAAAGTTTGAACAACTCATATACTCTAATGTTGAGAATGATGGTGTACACAATGTTAATAATAAGCCAAAGCCCGACCAATTTGTAACCCATTCTGTTAAGGTTGAGATAAAGAACGTAAGCGTTTTTTCAAGGCTTTTGTTGGACAAGACGAAAATCTTAGATAAAGACACTTACCAAATTGCCGATGATGATTTAGTGGAGAACAACCGCAATTATCGTTACGCAATTGGCTACAATATGGGCAATATCGTTACCACGTCAAGGGGGAGCAAAGAGCCGACAGAGTACGGAAAGCGAGAAGATGGCCTATACTACATGCCGCCATATTATAGCGAAAAGTACTATCCGATTGGCAAAGATACGTGGGGTATGCTTTCCTTTTGGTTCAAGTTCAAATTTGAGGACAATCTTGCAGAGGAAGACGGCCGCGCGGATATTGAGTTAAAGGACGCCTATGAGTTGGGCAGTTGCATTGACGTTCTATTGCAAAAAGTTAGTGATGTGCGATTTGTAAGTGACGAAACATGCTCAAAGTTTCTTTATGGCGAAGTAAACCCAATCACATGGCAAGAACAAAGGTTGTTTATTACGCCGAAAAGCAATGTAATTGTAAGCGAATACCAAGACCCAGCGCAAAAAGCATTGTGTACATTACAAATGCTATTCAACATGCTGCGTGACACTTGCCGGTGCTATTGGTTCATTGAGGACAAAAAACTACACATTGAACACATTAGCTATTTCAACAATGGCGGCACTTACGATGTACAAGCGCAAGTAGGTTATGACCTAACGAAATTAAAAAACGCGCGCAATGGTAAGCCGTGGAGTTTCGCGCGCGGCGAATATTCATTTGATAAATTTGATATGGCCGAACGCTATCAATTTAAGTGGATGGATGATTGCACCGAGCCTTTTGATGGTTTTCCAATCGAAATAAAAAGCAACTATGTTCAAAAGGGCAAGATTGAAGAAATTAATGTTGGCAATTTTTCAAGTGATGTGGACTTAATCATGTTAAACCCAAAGAACATAAGCAAGGACGGATTTGTCGTTATGGCGGCCGTACAGGCGACTGCCACGAAAAGCGACTATAACGGCTATTTCTTGCAGTACAACAACAAAAAAGACGGATTAGCAGATAAGAAATATCATATCAAAAAAGGCATTAGGGGGCATCGCATTAAACTGAAAATGTATGTAAAAAAACATGTGGAGAACGGGGTCGAGCAAGCGGGGCTTTGGTTAAATCCAATCTTATGCCGCGGCGATGATAAAGAGGGGACTTTTATCCGCCTGTTTGCATCAAATGATTTGCAAGAAGTTTTAATTGACGTGCCAAAAGATGTAGATAGCATTATGTTTCATTGCTATGGTTGGATGTCCTTTGCGGTGGTCGATGCAAAAGTAGTCGATGGATTGCGCGAATTGCCTTTTTACGCGAAACAAATTGACAATGTTAAATACGCATTGCAAAACGGCTATATGTCCTTTGTGTATCTGCAAGAAAAATTTTACAGACACGATTTGCCTGCTAGGTTAATAATAATGAATAAAGAATACACGCACGCGATTAAAGTCGACAAGAAAAAGAAACAAACAATCAGTTTCCCAGCAGGCATTTACGACCCAAACCCACAGAAATTAGTAAAAACATTACTGGGCAATGGACAATTTGAAAAAATATCCGTAAATTTGTGTAACAGGACGATTAAGGCAACGCTGAAATATGATACAGAATAACAACCTTACGCCACTCGCATTTCAAAGAGAAGAAGAGTGGCTTAACCACAATAAGAGTTACGCTTTTGGGGCTATATACAATTTGTTCAGCCCCAACAGCATGCTTTTGCCCTTTCAAATCGTAAGGCCGCACCGAAACGACAATATAGGAAGTGTAGAATTATACACACGCGATGGCGAATTAGTAAGCGATATAACCAATGATATTGTTTCTTTGGGTCTAGTGGTTAAGCCATTCGAGTTGTATGGATATGATGTAATAGTATATCCAGCGTATCTGCCTTTAAGCATCAACATACCACTAGGAATATTTTACATTAAAATATCCGATGGTGTGGACACATGGTGTAGTGAAATGTTTACAAACGTGGCATCCGTTGATGGCTACATAAAGGTCGAATGGTGGGATAATGAAGATTTTTTGCTTGAAGATGGCCGCATAGTCTATTCAGGTCTGAAATATCACAATGTGGTTTATCTTAATTCAAAGATTGGTAAGCCTGAATATAAGTTTGTCGAAGAGGGTGAAACGCGCGATGGCTACTTTTTCCCCGAAAAACAACTATCCGAGAAAGTTTACAAATTCACTTTCATTGCGCCCGAATATCTGTGCGATGCCATGCGTTTCATTAGGATGGCCGATAACGTGTTAATCACTGATGAAGTAGGCCGTGAATACGATTGCGATACATTCTTAATGTCGACAAAGTGGCAGACACAAGGAGATTTGGCAAGCGTGGAAGTTGAGTTTGAAACGGCTACAATTGCAAAAAAAATAGGCAGTTTCCAAACCATTTTGAAAGGCGGCGACTATAACGGCGACTTTAACAACGATTTCAACACGGATAACGGCGTTAGCATGGCAAATGTTATATTGGAATTTAGCGTGTACAAGAATGATTTTGCAAGAATTTCCGCAGATACTTCGTTAGTATATGATGTTAAGGTAACGGCCGATGCTTACTTAGTAAATGGTGAGGTAGTGCCGATTGTCGGAGTAATACCAGCGGGGCAAAGTGTAACGCTAGTTACAAATGACAAGTTAGACAATATCAATTATTTCGACAACATGAAGGTCGAGAAGTTGAATAATGCAGACAATACGAATTACGTTGTAAAACAAAAATAATAAGATATGAATAAGTACGATGCTTTAAAAAATGCCGTTAAGAATGTTATCAAGAATAACGGCCGCCAAGAGATAACGGGAGATATTTTACAAAACATCCTTGTAAGATTTGTTGACACGTTCGGTAGTGACTACAATATTAAAGGTTTGGCAGATGCCAACCAAATGCCAGACACCTCGGCGAAATGTATTTATTTCGCGACCGAAAGCGGAAGTTACCGCAATTATGGTGGGTTAGAATTGCATAAGGGTGAGGTGGCCATGTTAGTCTTTGATGGTGGCGGATGGAACAAGGTTTTGTTAGTCGACACGAGTGGCTTTGTTTCGTCTGAATATGTCACAGAAATAAACGTGAGCAGCCTTAACGCCGATAGTTCGTTTGAGTTGGCCGCCGCAATTGCAAAAGTACCGCCAACTTACAGAAAGGGTGGTTTGACGATAAAATTTATCGAAAAATCGTCTAACGAATATGTGATGTACTATAACAAGAATAGTAGTTGGAGTACAGATGTAAATGATTGGATTAATCTACAATCCACGAAAAAAACTACAATGACAATTGAGGAGCTTAAAACATTCCCTGCATCAGTGGAGGAGGCTGTTAAGTTCTTGAAAAACAACAAAGATGCAAGTATTGTTGTACTAAGCAAATACGGCCGCGCTGTTGGAACATTAAGCATATACGGCAATTTAAGTAGTTACACTTTCATTGAAGTATTTGAAACGCAACTAAAAGTGAAGAGTGGCTACAATAGTAGTGAAATTAACGGTAGTCCGCGCAAATATTGGCGATATTATGGGTTGGACAACTATGGAGGTGGAGTAGTTAGTCGCGGAGAGTGGTCTGAATGGAATGAAATGGTAAGTAAACCGTTTGAAATTCTACAATCACGCTTAAATAGTGTGTTGGACGTATATAACGGCTCACCGGTTGGTGGTGTAACTACAATTGGTAGGGCTCTCCGAGACATTGATGATGGCAATGTGTTTAAAAATAAGATAATGCTTATCAGTATTATTGACGAGGTTACGCATAAACGCACGTTATATTATTGCACTACCGAAAGTTTCTCACGAAACGAAAGCGATTGGGTTGAAGTAGGCAAGGGCGGTAATTTTGACGAACTTGTCAACGATGCAAAAAGGAAGATACAGGAGGCTGTTGACCATGCTAAAACTATCCAAAAAGGAGAAAAGGGCGACAAGGGCGACACTGGTTGGTTAAGGCTTGTCAATCATGGCACGGCCGACACAACTTTTGCACTAACACCAAACGCAATGCACGTTTGGGGACAGGTTGCGCAACTAAGATTAACGCTAGGCGCGGCAGTTCCTAACATTGTTAATGAATACGCTTTTGAGTTCCAATCGCCTGCCACGCCTACTAATTTATCATTGCCCGCTACATTGAAGTGGTACAATGGCTATGTTACACCAGTTCGCGCAAACAAACGCTACCAAGCTAGCATAGTGAATAACGTTATAATTATGGGGGAAATTGAGTAATGCACAGGCGAACAATGATGATGAGGAGTGACCTCGATATGTTATGCGTTGATGGTGTAAACTATTCGGTACAGCCCGATAACGAAATATGGTACACCACCACCGATAATAACAAGTCGGATAACGCGGCCGTATTGAACAATTATGGAGGTGACAGAGATATTAAGATATTGGCACATGTCTTTGAAAATGGTGTTTGGAAAGTAAAGGCAGACAGGCCAATACAAAGAATACCCGAAAGTTACATAAAACTTGCGCCGACAATCGTGTCAATATCATTGCCTAAATCGGTATTTCATTGTGGTGCATGGTCAATGGGATTAAATCGTACTGCGCAATATTCACTTAACTTGCAAACCATTATATTGGCTAGTGTGATAACGTCTTTTAATAGTGGTTTTGCACCATTTGCTTGTGGCGGTTTAAACATATATGTACCACGAGGAAAAAGAGAAGAGTTCATCGCAACAAAAATATTAGAAAAGACTCCAACAAACAAAGTCTTTGAGTGGGGTAGGGTTAAATAAAAGAAAGGGTAAAAGTATGATAAGAATGTTATTCGTTTTGCTCCTTGGTCTGTTAACGAATGTAAACGGGGGGGGGTAATAACATGAGTTTGACAAGATTAAGACTTATGCGGCAAGCATGGGGAGAACAAGAATTGCAGTTTGTAGACCCTTACGCCCAAAAGGTTATGCGTGAGAAATATGGCAAACTAACAATGAATAATGTACGGTCAATAACTACACTAAATACTACATTTACAACTGATGATTTGCGCAGTTTTGAGGAGTTGAAATATTTTACAAATGTAGAGTATTTATATAGAACTTTCTCACCATGTACAAACTTACGTGGAACAATAACTGTACCAGATAGTGTTAAGAGAGTTAGTGTAGTTTGTTTCTTTCAAACGCAATTGGAGGGAATTGAATTTTTGGCACAAGATTTTAAATGGGCATCATTAGCCATTAGGCAGAATAATAATTTGAGATGGATTAAGATGCACTCTATTGAGCCGCCGCAGAAGATTGAAAGTAATAAAACTCAATTTGATTATGACAGCGGTAACAATACATGGAAATTATATGTACCTGATGGTTCAGTAGCTAAATATAAGGCTGATTTTAATTTCCAAAATCTTGGTGATAGAATTAGGCCAATGAGCGAATTTAAAGAATAAGTTATGAGATACGTAGACGATAAGGGCAATTTTGCCAAAAATGAAATTGTATTAGATGGTATGTTGGTTTTAAACCCAACAGCCGAGCAGTACGAGAAAGCAGGCTATACACAATTTGTTGAGCCGATGCAGACAGCAGAAGACGAGTTAAGAAAGGCCATTGCCGCCAAGATTGAAGAGATAAGAGAGTACGACAAATCGACAGAGGTCAACTCTTTTTCTCTCGATGGCTTTAACGCGTGGATTAATCGAGAAGACCGCATAGGCACGCGCAAGGCGATAGAACTGATTAAGGCAGGCGGCAAACAGGAATGTGAAATTTGGCTGCAAGGTGTCCATTTGAAAGTAAATTGCGATTTGGCTTTGGCCTTGCTAGATGAGGTAGGCCGTTACGCTTATGATGCGTATAACTGCACACAATCGCATATCCACGCAGTTGGCTTGTTAAAGTCGGTTGAGGAAGTCAACAATTACGACTACAAGAAAGGTTATCCGAAAAAACTTGAACTAAAAACAACCTTGTAACATGGCGATAGCAAGTGCAATTGTACTAAGTGCCTATCTTATCATTATGGCACTTTGTTACGGCGTAAAAAAGTACGTAAGTGACAATTATTATATAGGTAAGTGGCCGTGGGCGTTTTCCACGGCCATAGCCGTAAGCGGTGGACTATTATTGCCGCCTATGCTCGACAAGGGCGGAAGTGTCCAATTTCTAGCGTTATTCGCCGTGTTTGGCCTTATGATGGTGGCAATATCGCCGCATTACAAGGTAGAGAAGATGCACAGCGTAGGGGCGATTATCGCGCTAGTGTGCGGTGTGGGTTGGGCGTTATCATTCCATCCAATACCAATAATATGCGTTATAGCCTTATGGTGCATATACTACTTATTGAAGTTACCTAGACCTTATTACATTGGTGAAGTAACAGCTTTCGTAATAATATACATAACTACAATACTATAATTATGTTTGATAAGATTTTCACGTTAGAACAAGTGCGGCTACTGATAGTTAGCACCATTGCGCCAATATTGGCGTACTACACAGCCACTAGTACATATATCTATGCGCTAGTGTTGGTGTTTGGATTTAACATTTGGGCAGGAATGCGAGCGGACGGCGTGGCCATTAAGCGATGCCGTAACTTCTCGTTTAGCAAATTCAAAAACGCGCTAGGCGAATTATTGCTGTATGTCACAATCATATACGTAATATATACGGTTATGAGTTTACAAGGCGATAAGAACGTATCTTTGATTGTCGTCAAAACGCTAAGCTACATATTTGAATACGTGTACATACAGAATGCGTTCAGAAACTTAGTTATCGCTTATCCGCGGCGGATGGTGCTACACATTATATACCACGTTATCCGTTTTGAGTTCACGCGCGCATTACCTGCACATGTTAAGGAAATTATAGAGCGTTATGAGCGGGAACACCCCGAAGAAGTAGAATTTGACAAAAAGAATAAAGTAAAATGAGCAGAGAAGAATTAGAAAAGTACATTAAGACGGCGCAATGCGGCCGCCAAATAAAGTATCTTATTGTGCATTGCACGGCCACGCGCGCTAATGTAGTGGCCAACGTGCGTGTTATTGACGAATGGCACAAGGCACGGGACTTCCACAAGCAGCGAATGAGCGGCCACTATTGCGGCTATCACTTCGTTATAGCACAGGATGGCTCGATAGAGGTGGGTAGGTATCTCAACGAGATAGGCGCACACACTCCTAACTACAATACGCCAAGCATTGGAATATGTTACGCGGGCGGCCTTGATGCGCAAGGCAGGCCAGCCGATACACGTACGCCCGAACAAAAGGCCGCCTTAGAGTGGCTTTTAACGCAACTGGTAGCGCGTTTTCCAAATGTTCAGAAAATCGCAGGTCACCGCGATTTCAGTCCCGACAAGAACGGAAACGGAATTATCGACAAATGGGAGTACTTGAAAGATTGCCCCTGTTTCAACGCAATTCCCGAATACAAGCACCTCCTTAAAAAGTAAAGTTATGGCTAAAATCAAAAAATACATCTATTTAATTGCCGTGGTGGCCTTGATTGGCCTTATTGTGGCAAATTGTATTGGTTGGCGGCTAGCAAGCCGCTACAAGCAAAAAGAAAGCATGCAGCGCGCGAATGTAGGCGCACTTATGCAGAGCGTAGAGCGTTACAAGGTTAATGACAGCCTTAACGCGGTGCGTGTGCATGGCTTAACGCTTACGATTGAGGACTTGAAAAAGTATCGCCCCGATGATGTCGAGTTAGCCAAAGAAATGGACGTTAAAAACAAACATCTAGGAAGTGTTACGCACATGAATACACGCACGACTACTAGAATAGTCACACGCGTGCGTGATAGTATAGTGTATATTCATGGTGATACGATTTACAAGGTAGACACTTTGCGATGTTTTTCGGCCGCCAATAAGTGGTTTTGGTTCGATGGTTGTATTAATAATAAAGGCCAGTTTGTCGGCACGCTCAAAACGTACGATAAGTTACGGATAATTGAAGAAGTGCGATATAAGCGTTTCCTTTTTTGGCCCACGAATAAAATAAAAAGCCGAAAGGTGAACGCGGTTAGCGATAATCCGAATACAACAATTACCGATATAGAGTTCATACAATTGATTAAGTAATTTCATATTATTTGTTTTTTGAGGTTAGAAGTACCATACAATTGGTTGAGGTGGCAGGGTGTCGAGAGATACTCTGCCATTTTTTGCATTAATACGTGGCACGCTATTTTTAAGTATAGCGGTAAGCCCTATTGTTTTGGTTAAACGAAGTTAAAAACAACACAAATCTAAAATATTATGCCCGAAAGTTTTGGTAATTCGGTTTTTCTTTGTACCTTTGCAATGTGATTAATAAACAACACAACTGATACGGCAGTTTCCGTAAAAATAAAAATGGTGGGGTCACACCGAAACAACGATTAAAAAGATGAAAAGTTTTGATTTCATTAAACTCGCAGAAGAACAAGGTCTACAACTTGTAGAGGTTACACAAGGCATGAATGGCTATCCCAAAGGAATTTACAAGGCCATTATTGGCTTTGATAACTTCAAGGCTGCCAAAAAGATGGCCGAGGAAAATGGCCTACAAGTAGTATCATTGCGCAGCCGTGACGGCTGGCAGTTCTACGAGGAACTAGGTGCTATATATTCGCCATTTGACGAATATGATGTTTATCCAACGGACGAGTACGACCACTATACCAACATTTCGTTTGACGAGTTTTGCGCACAGGAAGATGTGCAAGGCACGTTAAAAACCGCTGGCGACTTCGAGGAAATGCTCGCCATGTTAGAAAACTACAAAGACATTTTCGAGCAAATCGAAAATCTAGGTAGTGATGAAGTAGCCGTTATTCACCGCGAAAGCGGAGAGGGCGAAACAATAAAGAAAGAATATTGCCACTACCATTACGATGTATGGCAATATGAGATAGCCCTCGTAGAAAAGGCATAATAATAAAAGCCCCTATATTGGTAAAACGATGTAGGGGCTTTGTTTTGTTGTGTAATTAGAAAAATATAACAACAAAGCTAAAAATAATGCGCAAAAGTTATGGTAACTCAAATAAAAGTAGTACCTTTGCATTGTGTTAAGGTTGACACGACTGGCTAAGCAGTTACTTAGAAATTTAAAAACAAAAAAAAGTATGAACACTTATCACATTACTTACAGCTACAAGCTAAATGGTAGTATTTTTGTTGTTGACTGCAACATTGAAGAGGTACACAAATCTGATATTAAGCGCGGCGATACTATTCTGTCAGATAATGGCGACACAAAAACGATAGGCAGGCAAGATATATTGTTTGATAGTTTTGTAGGCCGATGTATATGTAGCGATAGCTACAAGCTAGGCAAAAGATTGGTTAAGCGAGTGACAAACCTTAAAATGGGGACACCGACACAATTTGGATATTAGCCCCCAATACAAAAAGTTACTATCCGCCCGTTGTCAACAATAACAGGGCGGATAGTTTGGCCACAAAACTAAAATTACACATACACAAATGCGAATATATAAAGATAGATTTTTAAGGGCGTTAGCCAACCGAGCGAAATGCCCTTACTATGTAGTCGATGAAAGAATATGCGACTACTTATTATATAAGGGCGCAATTTGCGATGAATATTTAAAAGGTAGAAAAATAAAGGATAACATCGCCGAAAACACCCCTTTTCTTTTGGTTTGTGGAGTTTTCAAAGAAATAGGCATAAACAAGCCTACTTGCGAAGATTTCGCCAATTTGATGCGCTGCACTATTATGGGCGATAGTATATGCCCCGAATGTGGCGGCGATTGCGATGTGGTTGATGGCGAGTACACATCGCACCAAATCGACCGCGATTTAGAGCCCGAAATTACCACAAAATGGGAGTTGTACGAGTGTCGTGATTGTGGTTGTAAATTTTATAAATAAAAAGATATGGAAAGGACAGATTTTAAGTTAAAAAAAGCCTTTATTAAGGCCGAAATGAACGGCAAAAAGGTGTTTAAGAAAGACCTTGCTGCCAAGTTATGGCCGAAAGGCACACCATCCTCGCAGCAGGTCAATATGACCAAACTCCTAAGTGGACGTATCTGCTATATTGCGCCCGAATGGGTAAAAATAATCTGTGAGGAACTGGAATGTACTGCGGATTTTCTCTTTGGATTGAGCGATGAATAAGTACTTTAAGAAAGTGTGCGATGTGGTGTGCGGTGCGCACCAATTGCAGATAATACGTAATATGCTGTATGTACTTATCACATCGTGTGTATTGTTGTCGCCGCTTAATGGTGGATTGCTCATATTGGCCGTAATTGGCTGTGTGGGTATGGCCTTTGTAAATTCAGAAATTGAGGAACAAGACAAAAACGAATAAAGATGGAACAAAAAGAAAACATGCCCGATATGATGGGCGCAATAAGCGGACAAGGCGAGCAATTGCCGCCATTCGCGGAGGTAGAGCAAGAAAAAAGCCAAGTGGTTGAGTTGCTCCAAGGCGTGACAAGTGAGGAAATAAAAAGTATTTTCTTTGACAAGGACGCCCTTGTCGAGCCGCCTTACAGAGTATTCCAGTTGAATAGTAGTGGGCATCGTTACTATTATCGTTTTAACGAGGATGGCGAACCGCAATTTTATCCAAGCGTTACCACCATTCTAAGCCAAACCATGCCGAATAATCCTTACTTAACAAAGTGGATAGCGGATAAAGGCTTTGACGAGGCGGAGCGGTACAAGATGGAGCGCGCCAATTATGGCACATTTATGCACGCGCAATTTGAAAAACTGCTTATTCAACGCACATACGATTTGGACGGCCTTAAAGACGAGTTGCGCGAATACATCGAGTATAATCGTTTGCCCGATGATTTCATACATTACGCGGACGAGTTGAAAAAAGATGTATTGGCATTCGCTCAATTCGTACTAGATTACGATGTTAGGCCGCTTGCCGTTGAGATTGCGCTCGTACATCCTGTATATAACTATGCCGGCATGATTGACCTCCCTTGTACGATGGCCGCGGCGAAAGGCAGTGACAAGCGAATAACGGCAATAGTTGACTTTAAAAGCGGCCGTAAAGGGTTTTACCCAGATTATGAAGTGCAATTACACTTGTACAAAATGATGTGGGAGGTAAATTTTGAAAAACACCCAATTGATAAGGTGTTTAATTTCGCGCCGAAAGATTGGCGTAAATTTCCAACTTATCACTTGAAAGACCAAACCGACAGCGTTGAGAAATTGAAGATACCGCATTTGTTGGGGCTGGCCGAAATTGAGGACAAAAAGCGCGACAACACATTTGTAGCGTGTAGCGGTGTCGTATCGCTCGACACTAACGACTTGACAAGTAATGTTATTAGTTTGTCGCTTTCCGAATTGATAAAGACAAAGGCCAACAAGGACGATAAACCAAATGACGATAAGGCAATTTCAGAGAGTGACGTTATTGCACAAAATGCAGAGAATGAACGAAATGTGTTAAATTCAGAACGCCAAACGTTAAATTCAGCACAAAAACAAGCCGAAAAGAACGAAAGTGAGAAAATTAGCACAAGTTTGAAACTTGATTTAAGCGATATGTAGATATGGATGGACGAATAAAAAGACCTAGCCCCGATAAGGGGTTAGCCTTGCCAAGAATAGGAAGTTTGCACGTTGGCAAAAAAGTTGTTGGCCGAAATGGCAAAGAATATCCGACAAGCACCGATTACTTTATACCGAGTGGCAAGTATGCGGCTTTGTTTACAAAAGCGTTTGGCGAAAAGCCCTCAACCATTCAAATTGTTTTTCCAGACAATTCGCCCGAAAAAGTATGCGCGGAGCGGTACGAATATAGGGACGATGCTGGCGGCCTTGTGGCTTATGGGGATGGACAAGCATTTAACGTTTGGAATGAGCAAAAATATGTTACTTATCTAATTTCAGACTATCCCGACTTGATGGGGGGTATCGCTAGAAAGTACCCTAATCGAGCCGCGCGCGCTGGGTTTGATGGTTGGAACGTAATTTTAACGCTAACTTTTGTTATTCCATCCGTGCGCGGTGTGGCTGGCGTGTGGACTTTCACGACAAAGGGCGCGGCGAGCAGCATCCCACAAGTACGCAATACCTTTGATGCAATTTTGCAAGAAAAAGGCTTTGTGCGTGGAATAATCTTTGATTTGAACGTGAAATTTGCCACATCGCAAAAGCCTAACAACAATAGCCGTTATCCAGTTGTTTCGCTTGTACCAAACGAAAGCGAGGATAATGTGGCATTAGTTAAGCAGGCATTTCTGCCAATAAATGCGCCAATTTTAAAGACAGAATGAAAATAATTTGCAAAAATGCTTGTAAGGTAGGATATTATTTGTTATCTTTGCACACATAAAGAGATAAACTTCCTTCATGTGGCCACTCCACTTAGTTTTGTTTCATCTTTTCTAGGTGGGTGGCCATTTTTAAAGAAATTAATAGGCTTATTCCATCACAATAAGCAAAAAATATTTGCAGTGCAACTTTTCCCCTATCTTCAAAGTGTGTGATGGCCTTTGTTGATGGGGGTTTTTCTTTTTAAAGTTATGGAACAAAATAACTTGATTATCCGCCATAATAGCGGCGGTAACTTCACAATTCTAAACAACGAGATTTTGCAGGACACGAATATGACGTTTTTTGCAAAAGGGCTTTTATGTTATTTGTTGAGTTTGCCAAAATATTGGGAGGTGAATGTGGCACAGGTGGCCGACAAGTTCGGCGAAAAGGAATGCCGTATATTAAGGGCATTCCGCGAACTGATAGACCTAGGCTATTGTATGCGTAAAGCATACCATGAGAATGGCCGCTTAAAGGGTCAAAGGTACTATGTTAGCGATGTGGCTGGCGTGTTTGGCGAAATTGATAAAAAGCCAAAAGAGCCAAGTCTTTTTGACGAGAATACAGCCCCCCCGAAAAAAGGGGACACTGAATGCACAGCCCCCCAAAAAAACACGCCCACTGAAAATACAGCCCCAACGAAAAAGGGGGGGGCATATACAAATAACAATAGTATAGATACAAAAGAATATTATAATAAGAACAAAAAAACGCTTTTTTCCGAAAATTCGGTTTTGGCGGATATTGATTTTGTTTTGGAAAAGTTCGCAGGTGTCGAGTACGAGGAGGTTGATATAGTGTACTACTATCACGCCGTGCGCGATTGGAGCGATAGCAGCAATACCAAACGAACCGAAAACGGATGGTTAGCCACTATTCGGAGTTTTATTCGCACGGATATAGAGCGCAACAAATTGCACAAGAAAACACAATATAGGGCGGATGCAGTTATAGCGGATGAGGCTCTTCAATTCTTAAAGATGTAGTGCGTATGAATGATATTGTTATAAGTAAGAATTTGCCCGAATTGCGCAAAAACGCCGCCTTAATGGTTCAGCGGCCAAAGGCAGGACAAAAGGCTATCGAGGTGCGCAGGGCTTTGGCAGAATTACCCGAAACCCTTTCGGGGCTTTCAGAACAAGAACGCGAGATTTTTTCGGCAAGCGTAAAAAAACAGATTTGCGAGTATGACAACGCGCTCGAATTGACGGCCTATATTAAGCCTTTGTTTAAGTACATTGCAAAAGATGTTGGCTATACCATACCAAGCAAGGAAGAAGAATGGAAATACATTCAAACGCGCATATTGGATATATTGCGAAAATATTTCGCAAATTTGACTTTGAACGATATTAAGCTGGCATTTGAGTTGACGGCAATAGGCGAACTAGATGTGTTTTTGCCGAAAAACAAAGACGGCAAGGCAGATAGAGGACATTACCAAAATTTCAATGCGGAGTATTTCTCGAAAATTCTGCACGCGTATCAAGAAAAGCAAGGGTGCGTTTTTGAAAAAGTGTTTAAAAACACTTCTACAATTGCCATTGCCGATAACTCTGCCAAAGTGGCACAAAACAAGTTCCGTAAGCTGCTTGTGTATGCGTTCTATCATTACAAGTATCGTGGTTACATGCTTGATTTGAGCGCGCCCCAACAAATAATGCTATATAGCATATTGCACAATCTAGGATTTATCACGGCCGTTTTGTCAGATGATGATTTAAAGCGGTCAATGGCAGAAGTTCGTAAGCAAATCGCAATGAATATAATAAAGCCCTTTCAGGCTGGAATTATAAAGGCTAGGGGCGTGGAGCATGATGCTGTTAAGGCTGGCGCAGTCAAATTCGCGCAATATAGGGCAATAGTTGAATGCTTTGACGAGTTATTAAGCAATGAAATTCAAATAACCGATTATATACATTTATAGAATGAAATTAAATTGGAGATTACAAGATACTGAATTTACCAAGGATAAAGGCAAGGTGTTTTCTTGTTTTGCTTGTGGGGGGGGGAGTACAATGGGCTATAAACTAGCGGGTTACGATGTTATTAGCTGCAATGAAATTGACAAAAAGCTAATGGCAATGTACGTTGAGAACCATGCGCC